GATTGGGAAGATGTTGCTTTACTTATGAACCCTATTCCTGATTTTCAGAAAAGTGCATCAAAACCAAAAGATCTTGCTAAACGTTTGTATAGTAGGTATGACAAGTACGGTACACCAATAAAATGTAAAGAAAATAGAGACTTTCTTACAAAAATGAATGTAAAGAATAAAAGTAAAATTTATAAAATAGCTCAAAATTGGGTTAATAAAGGTCAGGTAGTTGGTACATATATAAATTATAAATTAAAACATAATAAGAAAAAATTATTAGCAAGAGTTGAATCATTCAAAAACTTACTGTGATTATATGTCATCAGGTAAATTTCGATGGGAAGATGTTTTAGATTTTGTTTGCACCCAAACAAACTATGGTATGCTATCAAAACCTAAAATAAAAAACTATAAAATAGTTATACAACATCCAAATGAAAAAGACGATGATACATGGCAAGTAAATGTTGGTAGTCATCATCAAAAAATAAAGTCTCTTTGTAATAAATACAATATTAAGTGGTTAGGATTTGATTACATGGAAAAACTAGAGGATTTATCATAATGTCAATATATCAATTTACTGATTCAAAAGATACTAATAAAGAATACAAATACAAAGTACTTGTATATCCAAACATAACCTTTCAGAAGGATTTAGAAAAAGATTCTTATGTTGTTGTTCTTGGTAATATCATAAAAGAAATGAATAAGATTCGTGATGACATTCATTGGACTATATTTTCACCAGAACATATAAACAGCTTAAGCTTTGATAACACCCATCAATTGATGCTACCATTACCATCATATCCTAATGCGATGAGGTTACATTTCGACCAAAAGAGAATTATCAAAGGTATTGACTTTAGACATAATGACTTTGATATTGTATATTCTCATCTACCAGAACACACTCTACAATTAAAAAATGTTCTACTTAATGAAACAAACATAGAGCCTGGCTTTATTGGTTACACTCATTGGACTGAATTTCCTGAGATTACAAATTACAAAGAAACCGTAATGGATATTAACTTTCTTGGTTTACTAGCTATGGAAAAGTGTGGTATCAATACGCAAGGACAAAAAGACTTAGTATTGAAAAATGCTAGAACACACTTCAATGATGATGTTGTGAACAGGTTGGATGAAATATTAGAACCACAATATCTTGGTTGGGAAATTCCTAAGTATGAAAAACAAACTACAGATAAAAAAATTATCGTATTTAATCACCGGCCTCATGCTTACAAAAACTATCCTTGGTTTTTAAAACAAATGGATAAGTTATGGGAAAGAAGAAAAGACTTTGAGGTATGGGTTCCACTCGCCGATAAGATAGAAAGAGAATATATGACTAATGATAAATACGATAGGTTCGGATATTTTTCTAAACTATCATCGTGTCGTCTTGGTGTATGTGCAAAACAAAAGTATAGTGGTTGGGCAGTATCTGCTACTGATGGTATGTCGGTTGGTGTTCCATATGTATTTTCAGATGATGATTACTATCATGAACTTGCAGGTGATGATGGTATTTATTACTATGATGTTGATGATGCATTGATAGATACAATAGAAGAACTTTTAGATAGTGACTCGTTAAGAGAAAAATATTCTAAGAAGGCACTTAATCGATTTGAGAAAGGTAAGTGGGGAACTGCAATACATCAATTTAACAATATGTTTGATGGAGCAATAGACAATCTACCAATGTTAAAGAATGATACCGATACATATAAAAAGGTATTGGATTTCATACATCAAAAAAAGTCGGTAACTAAAGCAGATATACTTAATATGTTAAATTGGGGAGTTAGGATATCATTTAGCGGGTATCGTAATAGACTCAGAAATGAACCAACAATTAAATTTACAAAAGATAGATACGAGGTTAGATAAATGAAACAATTATCAGAACAACAAATACTAGACAATTGGAATAAGTTAATACAACTTATAGAGGATACCTTTTCAGGTGAAAGAAAAGAGAAACTCTTAGAGATGTATAAATACTTTGAAGAACGAATGTCGGTCGCACCAGCCAGTGGTAAGGCAGCTTATCACAATGCTATGGTGGGTGGTTATGTAGAGCATGTACTACACGTTACCGATTGTGCCCTTCAAATTAAAAAGCTGTGGGAGTCTAATGGAGCCACCATCAACTTCACCGATGAAGAACTAATCTTCGCTGCCTTACATCACGACTTAGGTAAGGTTGGTGACTTAGATAAAGATTATTATATACCACAAGACTCCGAATGGCATCGTAAGAACAAAGGAGAAATATTCAAACACAATCCGAATCTCCAATACATGACCGTTACCGATAGAGCGATTTATCTTCTTAATCATTTCGGTATCCAAATGTCTGAATGGGAATATATCGGATTACGTTTAACTGATGGTTTGTATGAGGAAGCAAATAAATCTTATTACATATCTTACAATCCTGATTGGAGTTTAAAAAGTAATATAGCATATATACTTCACCAAGCAGACTCTATGGCAACACATATCGAATATGACGAGTGGCAAAGGTTGGATGAGGATAATAATAACAAAATACAAACCAACTTCAAAAAGGCGGTTGATGAAAGAAAGAAACCTACAGATGTTTCACCACAACTTAGTGAAAAATCAAAAGACCTTTTTGATGAATTATTCGGAGACAAATAATGATTGAACTTATACTGATAGGATTACTATCGATACTATTTGGTACTTCATGTTATGTTATTTGGAATACCAACAAAAAATTAGAATTAATGGAAGATTGGATAACCAATTTTTCTGATAGGATAGTACAAGTAAATGAAAAGGTTCGTGAAATCGATTACAAAGGTTACTTTGCAGAAGATGATGAAACGGGCCATATATTTACACAACTAAAAGAAACAATAAACGAACTAAATAACTTTAGAGGATAAAATGGGAAGAAAAAGAAAAAACTATTATTTTACAGATACAACAGAAAAAGCTATTATAAGATATAATGCTTCAGACGATCCTGTTCTGAAAAATAAAATCTACAATGACCATATAAGAAGTGCTTTCGACAAACTATGTGAGAACATAATTCACACTTTTAAGTTTTATTACTTCGATACTTCTTCTGAAGAGGTAAAGCATGAGGTGGTTTCTTTCTTAGTTATGAATATGCACAAATTCAAAGAAGGTAAGGGTAAGGCATTTTCTTACTTTAGTATTGTGGCAAAAAACTATTTAATTCTTAACAACAATAAGAATTACAAAATGGGTAAGTTACAATCAGAAATGAGTGTTTTAGATTATAAAAGAAACACTATGTCGGAAAATGCGGATGCAGAATCTAAAGAAAACTCTGTAATTTTTGTAGATGAATTACAAAGGTTTTGGGATGAGAACCTAACTAATATCTTTCATAGACAAAAAGATATTAAAGTTGCTGATGCTGTATTACATATGTTTCGTATGAAAGAAAATATAGAAAACTTCAATAAGAAAGCTCTATACATTCTTATACGTGAGATGACTGGTTCAAATACTCAACATATTACTCGTATAATAAACGTTATGAAAAAATATAACGATAGATTAAAGTATGAGTTTTTTAAATATGGTATGGTTGATGTTAGCCACACAGGCTCATTAATTAAAACCGAGCAATAAAAAAAGGGGAAGTTTTCACTTCCCCTTCTTTTTTTTCGTAAGCTACTTACGGAATAAACCCACCAACACCAATAGCGCGACAAGTCCAGCGAATCCGGACTCACCGAATTTACTGATAATTGATGTCAGGTTACCAATAACGTTGACACCGAAGACGCCTGTACCGAATATGACTTCAGATACGGCTCCTACGGCTAAAAAGGACATCATTAGATGAACGATATCGTCTATATATCCTTTCACCATTGTTATTACTTCCTTCATTTTTGTTTCTCCGTTAGTTATGAAATAGGGGTATTGCACCCAATATATAACTATAATATATATTTATAAAAAAACTCAACAGCCGAATATTTATATATAGGCCAATTTTATCAAATCGGAGTTCAAAATGAGTATCAAATATGAAATCTTTGAAGGTAAGACACTTTCTGATGTCTTCAAAGACATATATGACAATACAGAAAGAAATAAAGAACAACTCGAAGTCCTTATGAAAGAAGTTGTTGGTTTTATAAAAGACGGTGATACCGCTGTACAAATCATTCCTATGTTAAAAGAGTATTTAGAAATCAATGTAAAGAATGATGAACAACTTGTAAAGATAGCGGGCATCGTTCAACGAATGGTAGCCACAGAAAATAAAGCAGGTTCTGAAGATGAGTTCGGTTTATCGGAAGCTGAAAAAGAACAACTGATGGCAGCAGTCAATGATGTGGCTGATGACGTACAAAAGTATTCAGACGAAATAGAGAATCAAGTATCATATGAGCACTAAAAAGATTTATAGACAAATTGCTCCTGAATTTTTAGAACCTCAACGTGATTCTAATGGTGTAGTTAGAGAAGAGGATATGATAGACCATGTAAATTCTATGGCTACTGCCGGAGAGTTTTACGAATTGGTTGAAGCGAGGGTGTTGAAGGTTTATCGATTAGAATCCGATTTAGATATTGTGGATAAACCAAACGGTGAACAGACTAGAGATTGGAAACAAATCGGCACCATAGATGCTGTAATGATTCACAATGGAGAGATTGTAAAAGGTATTCAACCTTTAAATTTACATTTTCATTTCAAGCCACTTATAGATGAGAGAGTAATTCTATCAGAATATAGTGGAAGATATTATTATTCATCTCCACTTGCATCGTTAGGTAGAGTAGACCATAACAGAGAATTTAAACACAAAGGAGAAGACCAAGTTTTTCCAGCTCTTACTTTTCTAAATAGACCTTTAGTTTCGGGACCAGGAGATACCACAATACAGGGAAGGTTCGGTAATTATATTAATCTTGGTGGTGATGTTGATAATAATGGAAAACCAGCATATTCGTCAGTAGTAATTGGGAATAATCAGTCAGCAGATTCAGTACAAAATAGTTTGAAAGACAAAGACCATAACTTTCCACATATTCATAATGTTAATAGTATAGGGTCTTCGATAACACTTCGTTCATCAATCAATGAACCAACTCTCGAATTATCTTATGATGATAAAACACCAAAATTTATGAAGGGTGACGCTATATTTCTAAACTCAGATGAAATAGTTTTAAATACAAAAGAAGATGGTATAGTCTTTTCATCCGGTGACGATATGAGTATTGGAGCTATCGATGATATAAATATAACTAGTCTAAATGGAGATATCAGAATAGGAACACCAGACCCAGCTACAACAACACAACCTGTAGTAAGAGGAAATGATTTAGTAGATTTATTGAGAGATTTATTTGATGATTTGTATTTGTTTTTAGGTATATTTGAGGATGAAAGTCCGGGCTGTAGTGACCTACGAGCTAAAAGCGATGATTTTTCTATCAGAAACAAACTAAATGATTTACGAGAAAAACACTTCAGTAAAATACTAAGTAAAAAGGTTAAAGTAGACTAATGGGTGTATTATCACAAGTAGCGGCAAAAAAGATTTTAGAGAATAGTCTGAAACCTATGGATAGAATTGAGAGGTTTGTGAACAGAGAAATTGTAGGTCGTATCGATGCAGGTGTCACAGATTATGACCAAATAGCAGATAGTGTAAATCTTGCTAGAGAACGTCTCACAGATGCAAAAATAGCTTATGAACGGGTAAGAGAGGCTAGAAATACTTTGAGAAAAGCAAGAAAGGCACAAGAAGCATCTGTAAAGGCCACAGAGAGTGCCGAGAGGGCATCATCAATAGCGTCTGCATTGGATAAAATTTCTGCCGCAATTAGATTTGGTTTATCTATATTAAAAGAAAAGTTAAATAGTGAAATAGAAGACTTGAAAAATACCGAAAAGTTGTTCGCTCCAGTCAGAAAAAATTATGAGGAAAGAACTAAAAAATTAGAAATCAGACTTAAAGAAATAAGACAAAGACTTGCAGGAATAGAACAAGACAGAAGAAAACAAGAAGCTAGAATCAAAAGAAAACAGAAAAGGTTACAAACGTTGAGGCAGAAAAATGAGGCAGTAGAAAGTCAACAACGTCAACAAGAGCAGGAAAGGGTAGACTATGAAGAACTACAAAGGTCTTATATGGAAGATGTAATATTTAGTGAAAGTACATCGGCGATGATTACTTAATAACTTTTTAATATTTGAATATTTATATAAAACAGGAGGACACTATGTCACAATCAAAAAAGCTCGTAAATTTAATAAGGGAATTAGTTAGAGCGGAGGTTAAAAATGCATTGAATGAAATATTTATTAATGAGGGTATAAAGTCTATATCCCAAAATGTTTCAAATAAACCAAAACCAAAAGAACAGAGTTTCACAAAAGACCCTGCTATAAACAAAATACTTAATGAAACTGCACATCAACAAGAAACGGAAGAATATCCAACTATGGGTGGCGGAACATACGACACTTCAAAAATGTCTGAACTGTTAGGTTATGGTAATATGTTGGGTGATGCCGAAAGTCGTAGGAAAGCTTCAGCTGTACAAACTGCACAAACAGTTGGAGCAGATACTTCAGATCCAGCGGTACAGAATGTAATGAGTGCAATGACAAAAGATTACAGAGGTGTAATGTCAGCTCTTAAGAAGAAGGATGGTAAAATATAATGAGTGTGATTGAAAAAGATTTAGATCCAGATACCTTTATTGGATTACAACTTCCACTTGGAGTACATCAAGATGGAGTATTTAAGCAAACACAAACTTTGCTTGAACAAACGAAGTCAAGTATAAGAAATTTGTTATTAACACGTAGAGGTGAGAGATTAGGTAATCCTACTTTTGGCACCAACTTACTTTCGGTAGTATTTACACAAGAAAACACAGATTTAGAAAGTAGGGTTGAAGAAGAAATTATACGTGGTAGTATAAGAGAATTTTTACCGTTTGTAACTGTTAATGAAATCACATTTTCAACTTCAGAAAATACTATCCGGCCAAGAATAATTTTTTCAATAAATACTAACGAGTTAAGTATTGAAGAGGTTACTTTAGAATTACCCTCTTTAGAGGCTAACACAACAGGCGCCGCAGGACAGACTGGTAACACGCCAGTATAATAGGAGAAAAAAATGCCTTATTCATCACCTAAAAAAGATTCTAAAAAAGAGGTCAGGTATCTCAACAAAGATTTTTCTTCTTTTAAAGCAAATCTAATTGAATTTACAAAAACCTATTTTCCGAAACAGTATAATGATTTTAATGAAGCATCACCTGGTATGATGTTTATTGAAATGGCATCTTATGTAGGTGATGTTCTCTCTTATTATATAGACAATCAATTCAAAGAAAGTTTACTTGCATTCGCAGAAGAAAAAAGAACTGTTTATAACATGGCTCAATCTTTTGGATACAAACCAAAACTTGCAACTCCATCAGTAGCAAGAGTTGATATATTTCAAACCGTTCCCGCACTTAGTTCCGGAACAGGCACAAACTATACTACAAAAGCAGATTTAAGATATGGACTTAATGTAAAAAGTGGGATGCAACTTCAGTCAGATAGTGGAATAACTTTTACAACAAGTGAAGATTGTAATTTCAAATTTTCATCTTCATACGACCCATTAGAGATTTCTATATATGAGACAAATAATAATGTGCCTGTAACTTATTTACTGAAGAAAACCGTTAGGGCTTACAGTGGTAATGTCGCTCAAGATTTCTTTACATTCAATACAGCTGTCAAATATGATAGAGTTAGTCTTTCGAATGATAATGTGACTGAGATTTTATCATGCACGGATAGTGATGGTAATAGTTGGTATGAAGTTCCTTTCTTAGCACAAGACACAGTATTTGAAGATATGGAAAATACATCGCGAAACGATCCTGATTTGGCCAGTCAGTCTGACCAAGCACCTTATCTTCTAAAACTTTTAAAAACTTCACGTAGATTTAATACATTTATAAGAGAAGATAATAAAACAGAATTAAGATTTGGAGCTGGTGTATCAGATAGTCCCGATGAAGAGATTATACCAAATCCAGATGAAGTTGGTTCAACGCTACCAGGTTCACCATCGAAGTTGGGAGAAGTGTTCGATCCATCAAACTTTTTAAAGACTAGAGCTTACGGACAAGCACCATCAAACACGACACTTACGGTTACTTATAGACACGGTGGTGGTGTAACTCACAATATAGCATCTAATACCTTAACAAAAGTTCAAAGTCTAAACTTTGAAGTATCAGATACTTCAGGGTTAACTCAATCTTTAAT